GACACAGGAGATCTTAGACCAACTCCAAGATCTTGTGAGACAAATGAATCAGTCTCTTCACTCTCCTTCCAAGTTTCCTCCTCCTGCCGTTCCTCTTAAGTAGTCGTCTCGTCCTCGCTGAAGGGCTTCAGATCAAACGAGTAGTCCACTGTCTCGAGCTTTCGCTCATGACGGCGGATGATCTCCCGCATGACATCCTCGCCGTGCTCGGGCAGGATGTCTCGCAGGTACTCCTCCAACTGCTTCTTCGACAGCGTCCACCCCTTCTTCCATTCACCAGGCTTCTTCACGAGGAAGACGAACTTGGACTGATTGAGGGCGATCTTCTGGGGGAGGTCCTCGGACTTCCGCTCATTGTAGACCGCTGCAAGGTCGAGCTCGACGGACTGACGCTCCTCGCGCAGTTCGCGGGCCTTTCCGTTCAGGTCATTCAGACGCTTGGTGATATCAACGTAGCGACGCAGGGGGGAAGCAAGAGACTCCATTGAGAGGTTCTGGCTCAAACGGAAAGTATCCGTTTTTGAATAAGGACATGTCGTGGCTCGACGAGGATCAAATCAAACGCCTCAAGGAGGTGTATGCCAAGGAACATCCGCGTGAACCCCCGATTGGAGGGACGTCCTCAGAGGAGATCTGGGACGAGCTTCAGCGTCGCATGTGGGCGCATTGCAAGACGGGGCAGGCGGAGTGCATCATGACCTCGCTGATGCGTCGCCCCAAGGCTCCCAAGGAGTGGAGCCTCAATCGCTATGAATGGCTCAGCTCGGATGACATCGACGCAGCGGAGAAGAAGCTCTTCGTCACGATGGTCCCCGACTACTTCTATGTCGGATCCGTCCCCATCGACTTTGACCTTCAGACCGAAACGAGCAAGTGCCTCGTGTCGACGCTCTGCGAAATGAAGCTCCCCGAACTCGCTGCAAAGGGGAAACATCGCATCGGCATCGTCATCAATACCGATCCCCACGATGGCCCGGGTCAGCACTGGGTTGCGGTCTTCTGCGACATCCGCCCCGAGCTCGAGTTTCCTCGCATGACCTACTTCGATTCGTATGCCCAGCAACCCGAGCCCGAGATCCGCACGCTGATGAAGCGCTGGAAGTCTCAGTGGGATGCCACGAAGACGCACACCCAGGGAATGAAGCTCACGTACAACAAGACCCGCCACCAGTACAAGGATTCGGAATGCGGAATGTACTGCCTGTATTTCCATCTGGCGTGTCTGCTCGAGATCCCCATGGACCAGAAGCTCCCCGATGACGTCGTCAACGCGTTCCGGAACTTCCTGTTTCGCATGCCAAAGGAATCTCCCGCGAAGGAACAATGAAGGCGCTTCTTGCTGCGCTGTTGGCGGGGCTTGCGGTCTACCTCCTCTACGATACGTGGACGCAGAAACATCCAGTGTCCCTGCGAACGGGACGTCTGTGCGACTTTACGGTTGCGGGAGCGGTCTTCGAAGATCCTACGGATGCGATCAAGCGCGGGGTTCGACTTCTCGAGGTTCACATCTATTCCGATGAGCGCGACCAGCCCGTGGTTGCACTGAGCCCGCAGGTGGTTGGAAGCAATATCGCGCAGGACAACATCTCCTTCGAGTCTGTCTGCGTGACGATTGCAAACGAGGCCTTCCCGTCCAAGGATCCGTTCATCCTCTCAATGGTGCTCCACACCGAACGGACGGTGACGATCGACAAGGTCGCCGAGCACCTCACGACCATTCCCCGGAAGCACCTCATTCCGGATACAGAGATCCAGTCCGCTGAGATCTCACAACTCGCGAACAAGCTTCTGCTTGTCTCGGGAGGAGCGATCAATGGCACTGCGTTGGAGTCTCGTCTCAATCTCAACTGGAATGACGCGGGCGTTCGTCGCCTCACCTACCAGCAGGCGATCGCGCCTCGTGACCCCACCGAGCTCAAGCGCTTCACTCGCGATGGCATCGTCCTGGTTGCGCCGGAGCCTCACTTCAAGACGATCGTTGGAAATCCTCGCGCCCCCCTTGCGTTCGGATGCCAGTGGAATCTGTTTCTCGACGGACCCTCTGGCTTCGTCGCAAAAGAAAGTCGCGCATCCTAAACAAAATGGATCCTCTCTCTGGTGCTGTCGCGACTGAAGCTGTGAAGGGTGCGGGCGCCGTTGCGGCGATGGCCGGGGGCAAGCGCTCCAAGTGGCTCGCCCACGTCAAGAAGACCATGAAGGCGCACAAGGGCAAGTCCCTGAAGGCGGTCCTCAAGATGGCCAAGAAGACCTACAAGGGTGGTGCCTCCTCGCTCTCCCCGGCCCAGGCCGGTGGCAAGCGCAAGACCCGCCGTGGCACTCGCCGTCATTAAAAGAGAAGCCTCGTCTAGAGGACAATGGACTCGCAACCTCTGACGCGTAAAGAGTCAAAGAAGTCCGCCAAGGACAAGAAGCAGTCCATCTATTCAACCAAACACATCCGCACTTTGGAGGCGCTGAAGGAGAAGCGGTCAAAGTAACCTCGCGTGCGAGACACGATACGTCGTCTGACGGTCTCTGTCTTTCGTCCGACCCCCACCCGCCAGCTTTCTGCAGGTTTTCCCACGGTAGGTCTTCTTTGCACACCCGCTCTTGTAGTACGCCACGTGCTGAGCATAGCCCCTGTAGGTTCCGATCGAGACCCCCACCTCAGCCGACAACGCCTTCAGGAGACCATACATCCAGCGCTGATAGTCCTTCCGGCTTCCGAGGGACGGCTCGTGTGCAGTGATGTACCGGTCGTAGACCTTGCGAAGAGGCTGAAACGGATAGACCTTGGCGAGGGCGTGAAGAAACGTCCGCTGGGTTGCCATCTGCTCGGGTTCAGGGGCGTCAGGGTAATTCGCGGCGATCGAAAAGAGGAAGTCCCGACCGGGAACAGCGACGGGCTTCAGGCTCTTGTACTTCGCCTTCACCTCGGCAAAGGACGGATCGGGTCCCGGGTCGACAACCGTGGGATCCTCTTTGGCCTGGGCTCGGAGCTTGGCATTGACGCGGTTGTGAAGGTCGTAGAGCCACTCGGCAGGATCCCCGCGGAGGGGGTGCTCCTTGACGAACTGCGTCGTGGACTCGCGACAGAAACGACACGGCAGGACATCCTTCATCTGATTCAGCACGTCGTCGGGGTGCTCGGACTTGAAGGAAATGAGATGGAAGAGTTGCCATGCACTCGGCGCCCAGAATCTGGTATCGTAGCCCATCTTCACGCACTTGTCTTACGCAAAGATAATGAAAGCGTAATCCTGAGAAATATGCCGAGCAAGTTCGAAGGAGCGTTGAACGTCAACGCCTCGCCCGTGAGCAGAAAAATGTCGCGGTGTGAGTATAAACATGCTGGACACTAAGGATTTGATCATCATCACGGCGGCGATCTACCTGGGCTCGGTTGTGGCCAAGTTCTTTACCGCGCTGTCTGAGGGCGTCATTGCCCCCATCCTCGCACCCGCTGCTGCTGCCGGCAAGGGTGTTGCCGCCTACACTGTCACCATCGGTGGCGCCACCCTCAAGATCGGTGAGCTCATCTCCTCCCTCGTCCAGCTCATCATCTCCTTCATCCTGGTCGTCTTCACCATCGGCATCCTCCGCACCTACTTCCTCTCCAAGATCGGGGCCTCCCGCACTGCGTAAAAAAGTAGAGGCTTGATACAAATGGCTCGCAAAACCTCTCGTCGTGGCGGAGCCTGGTATGACCCCCGCAGTTGGTCCGTGTTCAAGCCGAGCTGTGAGAAGGCCACCAAGACGTCTGCGGATGCTGACGCGGCCGCCGCCAAGGCCAAGGCGACCAAGGATGAGGTCTGCCCGGGCGAAGCGTCTGCAACCTCGCTCCCGGTGGACACCCCGGTCACGGCCCCTACGACGTCCACCACGGGCGCCCGTCGCCGTCGCACCACCCGCCGCAAGACCTACAAGGGTGGCAAGCACCGCAAGGGACACCGCGCTTAGAGCGTCCCAAACCGGAAGCTCGCCCATCCGCCCGCAGGGAGCTTCCCGTAGAGAGCCTCGACACGCTTGCGAAGCTCCTGAATTCCCACGCTGACCTCGTTCTGTCGCTTCCAGTCCTTGAACGCCGTCGCAATCTCAGTCCATGAGACCTTCTCGTATCCCTCCGCGGGATCCGTGACGGTTTCCTCATTCGTGTGGAAGAACTCTCCCATGAACCGCGCAATCGCGTCGGACTCTTCCTTGTACTCGTTGGTGTACTTCTCCACGTCCTTGGGAGGAGTCAACCGCGTCAATCCCTTCCCCTCCATGTGGAGGTGAATGAGGTAGGCCATGAAGCACTCCGCCCATTCGGGAGACAGCACCTTGTGCATGATGCTCTCGTCCATCTCAAGCTCATTCGTCCCCGCCTTGGGATTTGCGACGAACTTCGAGCTGAACTCGATCACCTTGAGACGGCGCCAGGTACCGCCATCATTCGAGTTGACCTTCGGCTTGTCGTTACACGCCAGGTGACACTTCGCCTGAACATCGAACTCCACCATCTCCTTGGATCCCTTGAAGAGATCACGGCCGGTCACCTTCTCCGAGCTCGTGAGCTCCTTCATGAAGCCCGTCGACAGAGGCTCTCCCTCATCGGGCTCAGACATGAAGACGAACCGCTTGCCCCGCATGCGGACGAGCTCCGGATTGGCAGCGCCCGCTGCTCCACGCTTCTGGGTGAACATCGCGATGTTCGCCTTGTAGCAGTAGTCCCCGAACGCCGTCGCGCACAAGTTCATCAGCATCGACTTGCCGTTCGATCCCGATCCCGTGAGGATGTGGAAGCGCTGGGTGAAGACACCCGAGAGGCAGGTCGCGAGATGATTGAGGAAGTAGACCCGCGTGGGCGTATGAGGGAGGATGCTCTTCAGGAACTTCTCCAGCTCGGGCCAGCAGGGGAACTGATGGTACTGGGTGTCGAGGCGGTACTCCACGTTCGTGCAGAAGCTGATGCAATCCTCAGACTGACCCGGGCGGAAGGACTGGGTGAGGGTATCGTAGACGCCATTCGTGAAGGCGATGAGGTGCTTGTTGTCATCGAGCTTCTTCGCGAACTCGCGATCGTAGAACAGAAGGCGACACTGCTTCATCACAGACTCTGCGAAGCCCGTGCGACGGAGCTTGAGCCAGGCATTCCAGTAGACCTTCTTCTTTGCAATCGCCTGGCAGGTCTCACAGGTCGGGTCGGGCTCCTTGAGCGAGTGCTGGCAGGGGTTGTTCTGCGCAAAGGTCCCCTTCTCCTGCTCCTTGGTCATGAAGAGCTTGGCGATGTCCGACGGAAGACGCTTCTGAAGCTCCACACCATCATCGGTCTGGCGCCAGATATGGCCGACATACTGATACCACTCCTTGTTCCGGAAGTCTGCGCACTTGAACTCGTCCCGATACTTCGCGAAGATCACCTGGGCATAGTCATACTCCGTCTCACGCTCGGCTGCATCATCGACGAGGCGGTCCACGTTGCTCGCCTCAATCGCGAGATACCCCTCGAAGTTATCGAGCTTCGACCAGGCCCGCAGACTTCCGAGTCCGAGACGCTCACCCTCAACGCGGAAGACGAAGCCGTTCCACGCTGTCCGCGCCTTGGCCTCGCGACCCGGAACCGTCGTCCTCGCCATGAAGTCCAGGAAGACATCCTCGAGGTCCGGGTGGATGTTCTTGAGACACTGACCGGTCGCCGCCCAGTCGTTATGGTCTCCGCTGTGCCGATGCTCCCCGAGGTTCTTCACGTGCTTGTCAATGTAATCCTTGAACGTATCCGAGAGCGGTGCGATATAGACGCCCCGGCCTGGAGACGAGCCACGCGAGTCCGTCTGCGTCCGCTCCATCTGCCGACCGCGAGACACCGAGCGATTGACCGGAGCCTCAGCCGGAGGACGGCAGTGATCCTTCGCATAGTCCGTGAGCGGAGTCTCATCGTCCTTCCGAGAGCGAACCGAGAGCTTCTTGACGAGCTCCGGTGTGATCACCTCGGGAACGTTCTCGTCGATACTCAGCTCGCCCGTCTCGGGATCCCAGTCCAGCATGTAGCGGATCTTGTACGGAAGCGCACCATCCGTCTTCTTCTGGGAGCCGAGCAGAGGCCAGTTGTTCGTGTGGCTGAGCGGTTGCTTGTCATAGACATCGTCCCAGGGCTTCGTGCACCCGAGGTCCGGGAAGAAGGACTCCATGTCCTTGAGGAGCGAGCGACGGATGCTCTGCTCGACATCCGCACGAGTCTTGACCGCGGGGATCTGGATGTGGATGCCAGAGCTAGAGAGGTCATCCGCCTTGCTGTAGGTCGGGTGGTCCTTCTCCAGGACGTAGAGCTCCACGCTCTCCGGCATGACGTGATACTCCTTGAGCTTCGTCATGAAGGCGGTCGCGAACGCAACGACCTGCTCCTGGGTGTGCTTGTGCTCCTCGACACGCCCCTTGTACTTGAAGTCCAGGTCAATGCGCACCTGACCGATCGGCGTCGACTTCTCCGTGAGGAAGCGAGCCTTGCAATTCCGGAGGTCTGCACAGTAGAGCTTCAGGAACTCCTCCTGGTCATCGTCATTGATCATCCACTTCTCGCGATTCTCGAAGGACCAGTGGCTGAAGGGCTTGTCCTTGTCGGTGACCTGTCGGCTGACCTTTTCCCGGTCCGTCTTTCCATTCGGGTTTCCATTCAGAAAGAGATCCAGACGAGTCGCCATGATACTCCCCTCGACAACTTCTTGGCCGCCCATCCGTTTTGAACGCACAAAAACGGACCCGGAATGTCTCCGGAGAAGACAAGCACAATGAAGTTCTGCCGTGACTGCTCCAACTTCCTGTTTGACACAATTGAGCGTGAGGTGGAGGGCAAGCGCACTGCGTTTCGCAAGTGCCGGTCCTGTCCTTACGAGGAAGCGGTCAGCAAGGCCAATCCGATTGTCTACGACCACAGCCTCCAGCAAGACACGGCCACGCAGTACTCGATCAACCCCTATATCGAGTATGACCCAACGCTCCCGACCTTCACGACGATGGTGTGCCCGAATGGCGAGTGTGCCACGCGGGGACGGGAATCCTCCATCAAGGGCATCAAACTTGATGCATCGACCGTGATGTGGTATTATCGGTGTACGGTGTGTAAGGAGACGTGGAAGCAACTCGCACGTCAGAATGATGAGTAGACTGGCTACCACCCCGCCTGCTGGGGGAGACGAGTATACGTGCTCGTTGCGGACTTAAAGCCTGACGGGAGACCGCCCGGTTGCTGGACGCGAGAGGATCCGAGGGCACCGGACGTTCCCGCATAGGAGACCGTAGAGCGCGCATCGGGATTGGAGCGAGTCTGGACGACCTGCTGGGCCACAACCCGCGCGTTTCCGACGATGTTCGTGACCGTCCTGTTCGTCACAAAGGCAGCCTGACTGGCAAGAACCTCAGCGTTGAGGATGCTTGCAACGGGGACAACCTGAGCGGTCGTCTGCACCGACTTGGGAACCTGCCCGTTTTGGTAGGAAGCTGCTGCACTTTTGAGCTTGAGGTACCGTGTGTAGTCCGAGGCAGAGAGAGTCGGCATTACTTTACTTCAAGAACAGTTTCCGCCCCGCCTGCGGAGACTCCCACACCGGGATCGCAAGAACGGTTCCGGGAATATAGCGCCGAACCTCAGAGGCTCGAAGCTGGGCCGGCAGGTAGCCACCCTTCGTGGGAGCCACAAAGGTGCGGGACTTCTTCTCGGGATCCGTGTTCACGGTCGCAGCTGCCTTGAGCATGCGCGTCATCTGAGAGGCATCGGGGACACTCGGCATTTAGTAAAACGGAAGATTTTCGCTGAAACCTTCGTTGGGGTATACAATGGAGCACCCCGAAGTCAAGCCCGTCTTTCGCGCCCAGGTTGTCGAGTCGGTCCAGCAACCTCGCAAGACTCGAGGCTACTACACCAAATATGAGTACACGGCCCTCGTCGCCATGCGGGCTCAACAGCTTGCCGAAGGTGCAAAGCCTCTGGTCGAGCTGACGGGTCTTCGCCAGAGCGACCCCCTGTTTGTCTGGAACGTCGCCAAGCGTGAGATCGAACTGCGGAAGCTTCCCTTTGTGATGCGCCGTCAGCTTCCCGATGGAACGGCTGAGTTCTGGTCGACGCAGGAACTGGAAATCGTCTGGTGAGAGAACAAATGGATCCGTTTGGAGACCTGGACGCGAAGCTGGAAGCAGACCTGCAGAAAGACGCGTTCAAGACAAAGCTGGCGGCGTTCCTCAAGGCCTACGCCGCGAAGGATCGTGACACCGTTGGA